CGCTTTTGTTGCAACACCGTAGACTAGTCAATGCTAAAGCTACCTCGGTAACTATAGACTTGACCAGTCCATGGTTGATCGCGGCCGAAGCGGCACTTGGGAAGCGACCCCCCACGTCGAAAGACGGGGCGGTCGCTAAGTGCTCACCTCGTACACTGGTTTGCCAGTGTGCGATCTTAGGTATTCCTGTTCCACTTGAACCTATCCGTGGAATCCTCTTTGCCACATGGAAGGCGGTTATCGCCGCCCCCTGTGCCGACGCCAAGTTGTTCCACCGTTGGGGGTCTAAATTCGAGAATTATTCTCGTCTAGGCCTACAACGGTTTGCAACCTGGTTCGTTCGGACGGCTGCCTACTCTGGCCATCACCACCTCCTCTTGTTTATCAAGAGGTCGGCTGATGAGGCTAGGTACGCAGCCATTGGCTGGGAGGCTGGACATTCATCTACCGCTTATGGTACTGGGAGGGTTTCGGGACACATCCGGTTTATCCGGAGGTGTTTCCCGTACCTTTCCAACAACCGCGAGATGCATATCCAGTTTTCCTACGTCTCCCGTGCGTTGCCCGTTGGCGGTGCTAAGGTCATTGCAAAGAGTCTTTCGACTCATTACAAAGTCCTTTCGACACCGTCGACGACTAACGCCGAAGTGCTGAAACGCGCCTATACATATGGTTACGAGTTCGCCAAACTGCGGACAGTCCCATTCCAAGTTATGCTTGGGATTGGACCTTCCGCGTGTGTCGAGCTCGGCCGGAGTAAAGGTGGGGCCCGTGAAGCGGCTAGGAGGATCTGTGTTAACAGATTCTCTCAATCGCCAAACTGGTCTAAATTGGGGGGCTTCATGAACGAATCTGAAGTCCTCCTTACTCGTTTCAATTCCTTCGTCGACAATAGTATCGACCTCTTTGCGGCGGACTTTTTAGAGAACCGCCACGGCGACATTAAGGTTTCTTCCATACCCGAAAGGGGGTGGAAGGCCCGTATTGTCTCCGTTCCTCCACTGGCGGCAGCTGTAGTTGGTGGCGTCTTACAACGCCACCTCCTCACAGCCGTCCGACGGGAACCCCGTTGTAAGGAGTTCCTGATGGGGAGGCGCAAAGAGGCCATCGAAAAGGCCCTCGAGAAGAGTAATCAATACTCTTCCCCGAGGGTCCTTTCGGCTGACTTAACAGCGGCGTCCGACCGGATCCCTTTGGACCTGGCCGGTGCCGTTGTTGAGGGTATAATTGCCGGATGGGAGACACTCCCACCACTCTGGGCTGACATCCTGAGGGCCT